TATAGTAAGAACAAATGGGGCGGATCTATTCTTGGTATCCACTCCAAAGGGACCAATCAAGATGTTTTACAAGATTCACAAGGACCCTGAGGATTTCATCAAATTTGAATATGATATCTGGAGAACTGAAGGCAATCTCTACACCAAATCTCAGATAGAAACAATGCTGGCCTCTGAAAAAGAAGATCCAGATCAGGAATATCTTTGTAAATTCACAATAGGTGAGGACTCAATCCTTGGCTCCGTTACCGATGAGGACAGAGGTACGGGATGGAGAGAATGGGATGCAGAGGAAGATGATGAAGATGACAATTTCGTGGAGGGAGATGATGATCCGGAGGAGTATAACGGTGAATGGTAGTGTTACAATTGTAATGAGTGATCCTTCTGGAACTCTAAGTCCGTTTACTCCAATAGATGAAAACCAAATCAATAACGATCCGTTTGGAGTTGTTGGAATTCACGCAAATCTAATTACAAAAAAAATTCATGTAAAGTTAGCAAAACAATTCAAGAAAGAAAAGTATGAGACAGTTGCAAACTATCTTCAATCAGTCAAAAAAAAGATAAATCCTGACTTTATGGGAATTGAAACTAACAACAGAGGCAAAGACATTCTGAAATTATTTGAATCAAGGTATAGTTTGCCATTACATGCAGTCACTACGTCTTCACATCTTACCGAAAATACAAGAAGCAAAGGATTTGCAATGGACAAACCATTCATGATTAACTGGTTTGTAGAAGAAAAACAAAAACACAATATTCTTTTTTCTCCCAAACCATCCAAAGACATGCAGACACTCATTGATCAAATTCCTCAGATTGTTTCTCTAAAAACATTATCAGGATTAACAACACACAAAGCACAGAGAGGACGACATGATGATTTGTTTATGGCTCTATTACTTTGCTGCCATATAGCTCTAATGTACATGAACCGATACGAGATGTTAAAATGAATATCAAACTAACTGCGATTGCACATTCCAAGTATCGTGATATGTTTGGATTAGTTGGAATAGAAGTAGATCCAGATCTAAAGAAAGTGTATGTAAAACTTGCAAGACAGTGGCCACGAAGTAAAATCAATGAAATTCCTAAAGAGATTGGTATGCTTTATCAAAACATAAGATGGAGAAACACCTACATAGACCAGCAGACAGGTGAGCATTTCATTCAGGACTTGAAGAGGATTCAACATCTTTCATTAAGTGTAATCAACACTCAGAAGAACCTCAAGGATCCTGTTGAGATTGAGAGAATCCGCACAATGGACAAGATAGAGATGACGCAGTTCATGCTTACTCTAAGGCAGAATCATCAGGTTGAATTTCCCCCAAACCCATCAAAAACAATGAAAGATCTTGAAGAGCAGATGGCCTTGTATTCAGAACACAAGACAGAATCAGGAAATATCGATTACTTTGCACCAGGCAGCGAGAAAGACAATCTGACAAAGGGATTACTGATATCATGTTTTGCAGCACGAAAGTATCTCAAGGTTGGGGATGTAAGGGTTTATGTCGGAGGTCAAATGCCTGATGCACCTCCAGTGAATTATGCAATGGGGACATCATTTCAGCCGTTTTAACAAATCATTGATCCAATATCTTTAGTATCTTCTAACAACAATCACAACGATATACCAGTTGAGAGAAAATCATGGACTGATAATAGTTATGAGGAAAAGGCATTGCGTAGAGTATTCACTAAACTACTAAAGAGATTTGAAAAAGAAATCAAGGATGATAACACCGACATTGACAAATTACAAAAGATTGCTCATACATTATCTCTAGTTGCAAGAGAGAAAGGAAATCTAGCTAACAAAGAAAACAGAATAGAAGACAGACTAAAACTCTTAGAACAAATGATTCCACCCGACATTAAACGAGGATCAATAATTTTAGGGGCACAGGAGATTGCAAAAGAACTACCAACAACAAATTGATGAGCTGCAAAAAAGGGCATACCAACTATATCATGATCCACAAAATTCTGGATTACCTACAGACATCCCACTAGACCCTGATGCATTTTACCAGGACTTTGGATTACTAGAACATCCGTTAACAAAACAATCTGTGAATCACCTAACGGCATACCAGTATGCAGTATGGAAAGACGGATTCAGACACAAATACAGAGAGGTAATCAAATCACAAAAGGTCGGCATTACAACTTCATCATTAATTGAGGATTTCCAAAAGAGTATCACCACATGCAAGGGAAAAGAGATTCTAGTAATTGCACAGGATACTGATCACGCAAAGGACCACCTCTATACATTACGAAAACTGATAACAAACTCTGCAAAGTATTCCAAGTTCCTAATCTCAAAACCAACTGAACTACTCCTAAAAGACGAGGTAACAAAGGTCATGCAGTTATTCATACATAATCCTGATAATCCACACAAACCCACAAGAATAGTTGGTTTAGGTGGTTCAAATCCTGGGTCTATATGGTCATGGAAGGAAGTTGCACACATCCACATGTCTGATATTGCAGCTGGTAGCAGAGTTGACGATGCAGAAGTTTTTGGAGCTGCATTCTCAAGACTGGCAAATACTAACGGAACCATGCTAATTGAGTCACCACCACGAAGGCCATCAGGCATGATTTACAAGATCTATGAGATGTCCAAACTAAAGAAGAACATAGACAAAGGATCTGAAATGGGCCAATTCAAGATTCATGAGATTCCAGCATTAATGGCAGTAGAAGCAGGATTAATCACTCAGGAGTTTCTTGATGCAGAAAGAGAAAGGTTAGGACCATTATACCCGATGTATTATGAGTGCGATTTCTACAATTCATCATCCACGTGGTACAGACCAGAATATTTCCAGTATGGGGATTATGGCGAGGATATGTAAGTATTGGGTTCATGGATAGATAATCAAGTACTAGTTAGTTGTTTTACGATGTCAATCTTGTTGAATATTAGAAACAACTAACAATTGTATCGATTAATTAAATTAAAATTCCATGGAAAACGTTTGTAACAATTAAAACACATTACTGAATTCGATAAATAATTTGCCAATAATTGAAGCAATAATAAAACACATATTCCCATAATTGTTTCAATTAATCAGTAACGATTTTGGAAAATAATGATTTAGTTAGAAAAAATATTATGATAAAAATCATTAATTACTTCTCAATTAACATCCAACAACTTATTTAATTCTGCTTTTTAGTTTATATGATGACTGATTTGAATAGGGATGCATTTCAGAAAATATCACATTTACTAGAAAATAGTGATTCAGATAGAGTCAAACTATCAGAAATTGATAGAATTATTAAACAAATGAAAAATGGACAAGAGGAATCCATTGATGATAAACGTGAATGGATTCTAAATGCATTAGATGATAATCCTAATGGAATACATGATGAGGAAGTTATTTCTAAGATAAAATCTGTGATAAATTATAAACTCCAATCAGCTGATGCAAGAAAATTATCTGGAAATGTACGTGATCATATTAACGCAATTCAAGGCAAAAGTCTAAAAGGGTTTAAAGATGTTACACTAATGTATAAAGTTACTTTTTGGGTTGGAGTTATTATATTATTTTTTGGCGTAGCACTTACTGCATTTTTTGCAATTAATAAAACCCCTTATACTGAAATCTCACCTTATCTTGCAATTGTATTTGGTGGTGGAGGAATATCTAGCATGTTTGCATCTTTGCATCAGACTGCACGAAAACTACAACAAAGTAGAGCAAATGCTTCACAGTTAGCAATGGCATTAAACGAATGGCAATTTCTTTCATTATGGTCTGGCAAAACATATCAGCACTTGTTAGAAAAATATAGAAAGGATCCTTCAAATAATATTTCCACCATAAAAACATTTGAACATTTCTTACAATGGAAAGAAGCTCTAACAAAAGACATGATCATTCATATTGAAAAATATGTTGCAACTAGTACTGACAAAACTAAATCTAGTGATACCTCAAATCCTTTCACTAATCTTTTAAACTCATTTGATGACTCTCAACCTTCCAATATTCCACATGTTAACAAACAAGGTGCTTTACCTAAAGGATTTTAATAATATAATTTTGTAGAGAATTAAAACTAACCTCTTACTCTTCTGATAAAGAATGAATTCATGCCGATTAGTAACATCACAGAAGCTAATCTTTTGGATTCTTACCAAAAGTGAATCTTTGTATCAATTATGCACTGAATAGGCAAAAATTTGATTATTCAGGCCAGTTATTACTAGTGTTGAAATATCTTTCTGAGATAAATATTGACAAAAGTTCCTAGTATTGACATTCTATACATCAAGTATCTGATTTAAGAGACGATTCTAATACTTCTCTTAGCGTATCATCTTAACTGATTCATTCATGGACATATTCGGATTCGAGCCAACACATGCTACAATCATAGTCACATTAGTCGAGGGAATTACAAAATATTAGAAAGTCTATGAACCCCTCAAATAGGCAAGTTCAAATCCCCGTGGGCCCATTTTAATCCCCAAACAAGTAGCTGAGCCTCTAGGGAATTGAAAAAATGTGGATATCTTTTTCTACATGTATTTCACAGAAAAATCCACAGGGAGATGTTGACTTGTTAAA